TGGAAAAAGTAAATCATAAAGTTATTTGTGATCATTGTAAGGGCAACGGATATTTAAGAGAGAGTAATGGTTCTTATACCGAAGTTCATCAATGTCCAACTTGTAAATCACAAGGTGAAGTAAAGATAACAGAGCCAAGTTTAGAAGAGTTAAATGAAATGGCAAAATTTGCGAGGCTACAGTGAAGAATCCTGTAGCCAAACAACTACGAACACCTAAGTTTAGACAAAAGAAAGTAGAAGATAAAAAAAAATATAACCGGAAGAAAGAAGTAGTCGGTTATTATTACAATGGTTACGAAGACAAATCAGAAGTTTTATATAAGGAGAAGAAATGACAAGTGAAGAGGCAGCATACATTGCAGGATTATTTGATGGTGAAGGGACCATCACTTATAAAAAATATTTCGAGCGTAAGAAAAAAGGTAATAAAGTTAACAGATACAATTGTTGGCGTATCTCTATGGAGATTGCAATGACTGATGAGTCTGTATTAATATGGTTAACAGATGTTCTAGGTTGTGGTACGTTAAATAAAAAACCACGTAAGAATGGCCATAAGATGCAGTACAGATGGCGTTGTGTATTTCGTGATGCCTTTCACGTCTGTTGTGTGATCTGGCCCTTTGCTCACGTTAAGTTAGATAAGATACAAAAAGTTATAGGACACTATTCAACAATGCAGAAAAAAGATAATATTTATAATTTAGATCACTATAGGAGTTTAACAAAATGACTTATAAACACGTAGATGAGATGTTAATGGAAGAAGAATTAAATAGTAAAGTATTTAGAAGTGATCCCATCAAAAAAATTTTAGATCCTAATCGTAATAGAACCGATCGATTTAATAATAATTATTTGATGGAGTTAAAATGTAGATACCATTCTGTAGATTTAATTAAAAGTTGGGGTGGTGCTACGATTGAGAAAGATAAATACTATGCACTGACACAGAGTTGTGGAGATAAGATTCCAGGTTATGTTAATAAATTTCCTTGTGGTAGTTATTACGCGTGGAATTTAAAAAAAATTAAGGAGCCTACGTGGTATGAAAAGATGATGCCTAGGACTACTAATTGGAATAATGAAAAGATTAAAAAAGTAGTAGGTGATTTAAACTTTGATGAGGCTACTAAACTAATATGAGATTAATAATTATATTAATATTACTAACCGGATGTAGCGCAAAGTTTGATAGCTTTGATCCGACTACATCAGCTTTACGATGGATGTTAACAAATGAAAAGAAATAGTAGTTATAGATATCCAAAGACCGTACGTGAAATGGTCGAGGGACAAAGACATTATATATTAAATCAAGAGAAGTTGCCCAGTGTGACTACTGTATTATCTGCTACCCAAAGCGCAGAGAAACGCGAATCGCTGGCCAAGTGGCGTGAACGGGTGGGAGAGGCTGAAGCAACGCGGATCGTGGATTCTGCGGGCGCGAGAGGGACAGCAATGCACAAAATATTAGAGAAGTACGTTCTTGGTGAAGGCTATCTTGATGAGACAACAGTTGGTAAGCAAGCACACAATATGGCATTACAAGTAATTCAAAGTGGATTGAGTAATGTTACAGAATATTATGGAACAGAATGTACGTTATATTATCCTGGATTATACGCAGGACAAACAGACTTGGTAGCAATACACAAGGGAGAAGATGCAATCATCGACTTCAAACAAACTAACAAACCAAAGCGTAGAGAATGGATTGAAGACTATTGTCTTCAACTAGCAGCTTATGCAATGGCACATAATTTTATTTACAAAACAAAAATTACAAAAGGTGTTGTGATGATGTGCAGTAAAGATAATTATTACCAGGAGTTTGTAATCGAGGGTGCAGAATTTCAAAAATATAAACATAACTTTTTAAGGAGGGTGGATGAGTATTATAAAAATAGATCAAAAGAGATTGGATAATATTGCAAAAGCATATTGGTCAACTTCTGGTGAAATGAGAGAGATGTGGGGACGTAAATGGTATGAATTAATAAAACAAATAGGAAGGAAGATAGATGAGGTTAAGAGATCTACAGCAAATTCTGGACAGATTCACTAACGGACAAAAAGGAACTGTTATATCTGATTGTCCAGTTTATATTGAAACTATGACAGGACACTTAGAGGATGTTAGACGTATTGAAATACAAGAGAGCAATCTTATTGGGGATGCCAATCCTGCTAGACTTGTAATCAAAGCAGATAAAAATGAATTATTTAAATCAAGAACATATAAACAGAGTTAAGAGGTTCCCTGGAACTAGGGGCTGATGCGAGAGTGGAAGCCCCTACATTAGAACAATTCTAAAGAAAGGAAAAATGAAAAAAGTAACAATAGAAGCAACAAACATAACTCCAAAACAATGGGCTAATTTAGTTTTAGAGTTAAACATAATGCGTAAGCAATGGAAACCATATGCAAATATAAAATTGCAAGGTCAAGGTGTTAAGAAAATTATCAATTATGGCACAAATACGTCAAGTATTGGCTTTGTGTCAAAAATGGGGCTGAAAGATAGGTAGCTGTGCCGATGTATAGGGAGATTCTGGAGCAATTTTATTTTTTTAAAAGTAAAAAAAACCTCTGGCACACTTGGCACACCCCTATTTTGACTTATAAGTGTTGGTATAAGCGAATAATAGTGTGCCAAGGGTCTTGGCACAGCTTGGCACAGTCAAATAAGCTATATTTACCAACACATTTCTCAAAATGTACTCGGCGCGCGGGGATTTTTTTATATTTTATAAAACTTTTTTGCCCTAAAATTCCCCTATACAGTATAAGATCGATATGAAACGTCTTAAAAAATCTAAATACAAATCTGTTGTAATCAAAAAGAAAAGATATTACTTCTACAAAATCACGTGGTTGGATATCACAGGTGACAGCGGGCACGCAGACTTACATACAGCAGAAGGTTTTATGCCTTCAGTGATGGTAACTCACGCATACCTACTTAACAAAGATAGTAAGAATGTTAGAACCTTTGCAAGTTATGAGGTGAATGATGAGTTGTTTTCTGATAGAAATGTATTTCCAAGAGGATGTATAGTAAAAATGGAAAAGATAAATGAAAAATAAAACCTTGACTAAAAATATGCCTAACGTAAAATGGCAACAACTTCCACCAAGGAAAGGACCAGACTCAAATGGAATACAAACCAGTTATAAACAAATGGTCACTAGTAAAAAAGTTTCCAAGAAAAGTATTAAATAAAATTAATCTTTTTGTGAATGGGAATCAAGGTTGGATTCTTCTTGCAATTCTAGTGTATCTAATTCGATATCTTCAGGCGTAATATTAATTATTTCTTTGTTATCATCAAGAATCTTTTTAAGTTTATCCTTAATCTCATCTGCAGATAAGTTATCTATATTACCTGTCATAACTAACTTCTGATCTACGTACAGTCCACCTGCTTTACCACGTGCTACTTCTGCATTTACAGCTGCACTCCAGGCTTTGTTTTCTAATGCTTTGTTTCTTATTTGTGCCAGCTCTGATACGTGCCTTTCAAAAGTTATGCCATATTTCTCTCTTATTTCTGCTCTTAATTCGCCAATATATTTGACAACTAAAGGAAAGTATTTTGGGTTACGCATTTCAGCTGCTGCTTTTCTTGCACGAGTTTTGTATCCTGCTTCGTAAGCGGCCTCTGCTGGTGACAGTTTACCCTCATTATAAACTAGCAATTCTGCAAATTTAATCTGTTGTTCTGTTAATCTTTTTGGTTGTGACATAGCTTGTAATTTACCGTAATCTAGTGTAGTTATCAAGTAGGAATTCCGGTGAAACCAGAGAGCAAATTTTGGAAATTAATTAAGAAGAACACACCTAAAATCCAGTGGACAAGACTGGAGTCTTGGGCATCCTTCGGTGTGCCAGATCTATTGGGATATAAAGATTCTTGTGGTTTTTTTATGGTTGAGATGAAGATAGCTAGAGGCCCTAAAATAAGCTTCAGCCCCCATCAAAAGTTGTTTCATCAAACCAGAACTAATCGGAACTTTATCATACTACAAGAGCCTCTTGTAGGTAACGTAAAACTTTATGAAAGCTCCTCGATCCACGGTCTGCTTGCGGACCACAGGGAAACTCCAGCACTTGCAATAAATGATTGGGACCACATTCAGCGCTTGTTGGTTCGCGAACCGCTTGACGCCTGATCGCTTGCGGGCTTGTCAGCTTGTGAGCTTGTGGCCTTCGGGCCCACCCGCCCACCTTCCTCGGCTCGCTTGCGGGCTTGTTCTCTTTTGGCCCTTTGCCTAAACTCTTCGTAAAATTTTGGATGTTTGAATACGTGCATTATTTATCTTGTTTAATTTTATATAAGACAGCAGCGTCCTGCTTGGTGATCAAGTTGTTCCGGATCTCCCACATAAACTTGTCAACTTTTTTTAAATAAGCTTTGGGCAGCTCTTCCCTGTCTCGAAGGAAGTAATGCGTCAGGTCGTTGTGTTTAATTCTTTTCATTAGTGTTCGCCGTATGCTATGTTCTTGATGTCCTTGTCCCAGCAAGCTCTACAGCTGCCGCAAACGTTGCCTTGATCAGGGGCCGGGCAAGTCCTGCCGCTGGTTACTACCGTTGATGTATGCGGCCAGCTCTCAGGGGCTGCCTGGTCAATCATTGGCGCGCTAAATCTTATAATCAAGTTATCCGGACAGCTGGCCAGGTGGTCCTTCGTCCACGCTTCGCG